CGAGGTCACTCTGGAAACGGCCAAAACCGAAAAGGCCGCGAAAATTACCGAGAAAAAAGCGCTAATTGCTTCGCATACGAAAGCGATTGAGGGCTTTGATTATGACGAAACTCTCGGCTTTACTCTTAACGGGTTACCCTTCCATATAGACCAGAATAACACGGCCGCGCAAATTGTCGCGGGGCTCAAGTTGGGGGCGGGTCTGTTAGGTGACGTTAAGATCGCACGCTTTGAGGGTTCTCTCTTAGATCAAGAGAGCCTTGACGCCGTTAGCGCTTTCGCTGAGGCCGAAGGTTTACAATTATTTGTTGAACTTGTTGACAGAAACGAAAAGGAGCTTCGCCTCGAGTTTTCCGAAGACACCCAAAACGAAACCACAAAAACGAAATAAATGAAAGATAGAGTAAAAAGAACCCGAGGCGAAGCCGTCAAAATTGACGACTGCAAATATCAAACAAGGCTTTACATTTTGCCGAAAATATCTTGCGACCTCTTGCCTGTTTGGTGGAAATATCGCCAACATTCAACGCACACCCAGACAATCGGAACCCGCGACCGAATGAGCTACGCCTTTAAATGGTTATTTTTCGAATTCCACGCTGAAAGCGTTAGAATGAAGCGAAAGCAATAAATCTAAAAACCATGATTATAGAAATTAAATTTCGAAAAGGTGCGAGCGTTGGACATAAAAGAGCGGCTTTGTTTTTAAGAGCTGCGATAGCTTTAGGTGTGCATAAAATGGATACTAGAGACATGTTGTATCAAGTCTCTAAAAGAATGACAACGCTAAGACTTTCTGGATCTTTAGGAGTCATTGCATTTGAGTCTAATTAATAAAAGGTCATAGACCACACAAAAACAACAAAGGTGCGCTAATGGTGCCCCTTTGTTGTTCTGGTGGCTTGTTTCGCTAGTCTTCTGAGGTGTCAACGTCAAACTGTTCCTTCATTGCCCTTTTGCGGTCTTTTCTCTTTAAAAAAGATAAATCCGTGTTCTTTGTCATAGTCTCGGCAACTTTCTCAACCGACCGGCCGACAACGTAACCACCGAGGCCAATTTTTAGAAGCTCCCAGAAATAAGCCTCAAGTTCTGGCAACTCTGGCAACTCTGGATTAAATACTCTTATCAAAGGGTAAATAAAAAAATGAAATATCACAATAAAAACAAAGGCGAGCATTGTCACGGGCCGCCACATTCTCTGGATCTTATTGCCTTTAAGTTCTGTCACTAGGACGTCTCTTTGCGCGTCTCCAAGTCTGTTAAGTGAATCGAGCACGGTTTTAGCAATCGTATTTTTTGCCGCGCTTTTTTCGGCGTTGCTAGTTGTTAAGCCGTCAATCGCGGCCCCTACGTCTTCGACAATTTTGCCGCCGAATAATTCAGTTAACCACTTCATGAGCTTGTATTTTAGGAGCGAAAACGATTTCGCTATGAGTTTGCCCTCTTCTTATGCTTAGGATCCTAGCGGCTGCATATTTCGCAACCTTTACTTGATTTGATTGGTTGCCGCCCAAAAGGTAAACGAACTCACGATCAACAGACCAACCGATCAATAGACCAACGTGCCCAGAAGCCGAGTCTTTACTCTTGCGCCATAGTACGACAATGTCGCCTTGATAGGCTTGCGCTCTCTCGACTTCATAACCCCACTCGAGAAACCCCCGAGCTCTCAATCGTTGCGACTTTGTAACCATTGGAGTTAAAGCATGAAGACAAACCCAATTTAAGAAGGCGGCACACCAAGGGGTCTCATCGTCAGCAACCCAAGAATGACCGATCTCTTTATAATATTTTAATACTTCGATTTCATGATTACCTCCGACTATTTCTTTTGTGCCGAGTTGGCTCATCGCTACGCTTAAAAGGGCCTCGTTTGCTTTCATTTTTTCTCGTTTAGTTTGTCAAGAACGGCCTCGACTTGGTTTTGTATTCGCTTAAAATCTTGATCTCTGTATAGCATTTCGCGGTTAAAATCTACTCTCGTGAACTGCTCGCCGAGCTTGCCGTCTATTCTCTCAACGGCCGACTCAAAGGCCGCTTTCATGTCGTCAAGCTGCTCCTTTAGCGCCTCGTTAGTTGCGCTTTGCTGCAATTGCATAAACTCAAGCGTTTTATTTATCGCCGTGGTGTTCTCTATGTCTTGAGTTGACTTTGTTGCGAACCAACCCGCGAAAGCGATTGTAAGCCCTATCACAACAGGCAAGGCCCACCTCTTGAGGTCGTTCGTTTCGCTTTGCCCTCTTGATTTGCCCGCTAGAACCATAAGCTCTAAAAGTTCCTTTCTCTCAGCCTCTACCATTCCAAAAAATTATATTTTATAAGAAAACTCACCTTTTAAAGTAACGGAACCCGCTGCAAAAGCCTCGGCGGCGTCTCTACTAACATTCCAGAGCAAACCGTTTTTAGTAATATGCGCAACCTTTAAGGCGTCATTATCTGAGTAGTGAGTCAGAACAGAAAAGACGTTATCACCAATGACGGCACTAGGCGGTGTTATTGAAAATTGATTTATGTCGCCGAGCGTTAAACCAATACTAAAGGAAACCTCGACCCTATTATCTCTGACTCTATAAGAGAAAGTGCCCTCGTCTATAGTTCCCGAGTTGACAGTTAAGTCGGTCGCGTTTACCGTAATCCAAGGCGTTGAGCCTTGCAGCCCTACAATTTCGGGCAATAGATCGAGAGTTGAATATCTCACACTAGATCCCACCGGAAAATTTCCGACCGTGAGAGTTGCGCGTCTTTTATTGTAAGCGTTGCCCGTGCCCCCGTCCTCTAAAGACTTTAAGCCGGCCGAGTCAAAAGACTCCGTTATTATAATCTTATGAAAGTCGCCGCCTTGGTCTAAATCGGGGGCCGTGTGAGCGTCAACCCTAACGAGTTCGCCAGACAAAAACAAATAGCCCGCTGAGACATTCACGCCACTAGTTAAAACAACGCCCGAGACAATACAGTCAACGCCGCCACAAAGGCCGCTAATTAAGCTATTTGCAAAAGCTTGCTCTTGATCGTTATGCCACCTAAAATCGTCAAGAACCCAAGGAAACCCGCCGTTAATATTTGTCGTTAATGAATTCATTTTTGTTTTTTTAAAGGTCGAAAACTATAGTATAAGGTATGCCGGCTAAGTTATACATATTTATTAAAGAAGTGATTAAAATAACATCGCCAGAAAGTGACGCGGCAACGTGCACAATGTATTGATTTATGCTTTCGTACTCTTCCCGATTTCTCATGTATATAGGGTCGTTTTCGGCCTCTTGTCTAAAGTAGTCGGCCGGCTGAGACTCAATTTTATTATCTAAATACAACGAAGGCAAGAACACGTTTTCGATATAAATGTCGGGCGTTGAGTCAAAAGTTTCATTTAAGACATGTTCTAAATAAACGACTTGAGCGTTAAATAAAAGGTCAAAAGTTGTTTGATTAACGAACGCCAAAAGTAAACCTTGAACAAACGAAACAACAGACGCCAAAACGCCGAGCCACGACATGAAAACGGGCGTTCTCAGAAACCACGGCACGAGCCGCGTATATAGTCGAAGTACATTAAAATCGTACATATTTTATAAATTTTGAGCCTCTATGTATGTCAAAGTGCCACTTAAAGGCGTGCTCGAGTAAATAGTCATGTGCCCCGCAAAGGCCGTGTAATTGTCACCAACGGCCGCGAAGGGGTTAGCCCCGTATCTTGCCGTCAAGTCGCCGAGGACAGGATCAATTACACCTTGGGCCAACTGCAAAGCGTCAACGAGTTCGGTTTTGTTAAAAATACCATTAAAAGGCAAATTCGAAATATATGAATTTATAGCATCTCTAGCCGGAAACACTCCGGCCGAACCTATAAGCTCGCCCGTTGGTGTCATGACCAAGGGGTCGTAGTAAATAGTAGCGTTAATAGTAATGTCGTCAGCGGTTGTTGAGATCACTATAATGTTAACGCCCGCGAAAGCTATCGCGGCCATATAAGAGGTGAAGCTCACGTTTTCGGCCGAGGTCAAAGGTATGGGGGTCATGCCGTCTGTATCAAGTTTTGCAACTTTAACTCTAGTAATACCACCCGAAGCAAAAACGGCCGCCCTCTTGACGATTTGAGCCGAAGCGTCAACAGGAGTGTAAATATATTGTGCACCGTTCCAAGTCAAAGCGTCTCCATACTGAAACTCGAGCGCCTTTTGTTGGTACCATCTAATAGTGCCCGTTATAAGCGTGTATTTTAAAGCCGTAACCTCAGCGGCATGCCTATCAAATAAAACCTCAATAACGTGATTAGCGAAGGCCACCACGTACAAAAACAAGCGCCAGACGGCGACTTTTGAAGTGCTCGTCAAGTCTTGCAAAAAAGTCTGAGAGCTTTCGGGGTTAGGTTGCAACCCGCTGAGGTTACTTAAAAGCTCCTTTTCAGCGACTAAAGCGTCATAAATTACTTGTACCGTTCTTGCCATTCTTAGTTATTTTTTTAAGTTATTGAACCCCGAATAATAACCCACCCTGTAGTGGTGTTCACGTATTCAAAAACGACGCTCGCGTCTTGTTTTTGAATGTTAATGTTAACATTGTTTCCGTGAAACTTGACCCCCGCCGATGCGAATCTAATTTGACAATAAACCGAACTACTAAAACTTCGTGTCGCGTCAATTATTCCAAACTGATCACCCGAACTAGGTGACGCGGGCGGCAAAAACGCCGCGGCAATTGATAAGTTTAAAAGATAGATCTTATCTGAAAACGTCATCGCCGAGGTGATTAACGGGGTGTCTATTATAACATTTATAGCCTGTAGGGCCTCAATTGCTTTGCCTACGTGTAAAGGCGAAAACGACCTCAAGGCCGTTTCGGTGCCCGCCTCGGACTCAGCTTCCGTTGCCGCTGCTGCTGCAAATTTATTTGTTGAGCCTTGCGTTATATTGTCAGAGTTGGCGGCTTGCTCGGCATAATCTAAACACGAGTTAAGAACCTCGCGAAGCTCAGCGGGTGTAATATCTTGCGAAACATTATCATTTATTTTTGTTAATATCTCGCTAACAACGGTCGCTTTTAAAGGGGTGTCAAATGCCATGGTTTTTTTTTAAAATCCGCTACTAAACCCGATACTAAATCCAGACTCCGAAGTCGTCACGGGCACGAGGCCGAAGTCTTCGTTTACAATGTTTTTATCTTCTAAATTGAACTTTTTAACGAGGTCAATCTCTTGCCCCGTTTGATTGTCGGCAAAAATTTCTTTGCTTACGCTCGAATCGAGCACCGAATCAATAGTAAAAGAGTTACTCGCATTTAAGTCTATCAATTTAAAAAAAGCCTCAGCGTTGCCGTACTCCTGTATGGCTACATCAAGCAAATTTTGCTTTGATCTTATTCTCGCTTTATTTCTAAATTGATAACTCATTTATTTAACTCTTTTGGCGTCAATATCAATTCCCAAGACATCGCCCGCGACAATAGAAACCTTTTTAACGCTAAACCCGTCAGCTTTTAGCTGCAATTTAATCTTTTGCTTTAGTTTCTGAGGCTCAACGCTAGAATTATCTTGCAATTGTAAGCCTACGCCAACTAAAGGCGATTGACGAAATTGCCCAACGTCAGCCCTCAATATATGTTCTATGCTTTGCCCGTCACTCTCGCCGACTAAAAAGTCGCCGTTTACGATTTGCAAGTCTTCGGTAAAGATAATGTCTTTTGCGTTGTCTATCATGTCAATGTTTTATTTTATCGTCAATTAAGGAGCTCCCAAACGAACCGCTCGGAGGCAATGCACCAACGGCCGCAACAAGAGCAGCGGGCGCAACGGCTAAGGGCGCCAAAACAACGACCGCCAAAGCGGCCGAATTCTGGGCCGTTCCAAAAGCTAAAACAGACGCTTCGAGTGCCGTCATTCTTAACTTTAATTTATTCAATTCTAAATTTGTCGCGGGCGCGTTGTACGTGCCGCCATTTGTGCCGCCATTAAATACGACCTCATCGCAATCGACAAGAACCTTGTCTATCTCTTCGCAAATAGCGACAAAGGCCCGCGATTTACTTATAAAAACAACGAGCACGCCCGCGCCTTTTTTTGGAATTAAAACAACGCCTTTGACCGAACCCTCGACCGCTTGCAATCTAACCCCGTAAATTGTCGCGGTGCCGTCATAGGGCTTGACATCGCAAGTTCTAGCAACCTCGTCAACCTCTATGACCTCGCAAGGTTTTCCGTAGTTCTCAGCGGCGGGGTCGTTTGCCAAGTCTTCAATTAGCTCTTTTAGGTTCTTATCTTTCATTTACTTCGATAATTTGGCGCCTAAAGTTATGCTCTGGCGAAATCCGTTAAGCCCTTGAGTTGTTACAACCTCATCGACTAAATACTCACCTTCGCGCTCTGTAAATTTAAGGTCTGTTAGTTCGATTGTATCGCCGTGCTTTATAGTTGGCGACCCGAAAGTAGTTAAGCCTCCTCGATAGCCTTCGTATTTTAGTTTTGGCAATTCTGTCTCGATTATTTTTTTTAACTCGCTTTCGCTTAGTCCATAATAAAAAAGAGTTCTTTGCGCACCGTCTGGATCTCCGGCCTCAAGCTCAACTCTTGAGTTGTCTTTGAAAATAGAAACGCCCTTGACTTTTATTTTGACGTCCTCTTCGAGTAAGTACTCGAGGCTACTCTCTATAATATTCCTTTGAAAGTGCAACTTATGTTTTGAACTTATCGCCGGCACGTAGGCAAGGCCGCAATATAAGACGCCCGCCCGCACCCAACTCACGAGGCCGTAAGTCTTTTTTAACTCGGCTAAAACTTGGGCAAAGTTTACATTTGATATTCTAAACCCTCCGAGGTTAGCGTCAACGCTTACAAATTCAATAGGGCAAAGGTCTATTAAGAGGTTCTTGAGTGTCGTCTCTTTATAAGACGCCGTTATCGTTTTTTGCTTAAATAAGTAGGCGTGATCTTCTATTTTTAAAACAAGGGGCGAGTCTGGAATAATTCCGGCAACGAACCCCGTAAAAACTCGCGCCGTCTCTGGATAATAACCTAGAACAATCTCAACCTCATCGCCCCTCTTAAAAAGATTGTCAGACCCCGAAACGATTGACTTGCCGCCTTTTCTAATCTTATTAGGTAAGGTTAAAATTGCGGTGTCAGTCAAGTTTCTCCAAGCGCTAATAATCTCGAGGTCAGTCAAGAAATCAAGCTCAAATTTTCCTATCGTTATTTTACAAGTAGGCCGTTTCATTTACTTAGAGACAGGGGCAAGATAAGAAAGGATTTGCTCAACCTCAGTAAATCGCTCGCCTCTGTTTCCGTAAGCCTCGAGAAATTTAATTGCAAACCCCTCGCGGCCGTTAAAATCTGAGCTTATCAAGATAGTGTTTTCCTCATCGTCTGGCATGGGCCGAATGATCTTGTCACTTAATCCGATCACTATCTCAATTTTAGCGGTTGCCTTATTGTGAACGATAAGCATATTGTTATCGGCTAGTAACAATTGTTTTTTAGTGGATTTCGCCATTTTTTTTTAGTGTTTAAATATTGTTTAAATCTTGTAATTCAAGCGCCTCGTCTGAGAGCGCATTTATTTGAAAGGGTTGCGTGTTTCTGGATCCAGAGACTTGAGGTAAAGAATAACTAGTCACGACTATCTCATCAATACCAAAAAAGTTTAAAAATTCGCTTTCTATTTTTAGCGAAACGGGCGCCTTTAGTATCTCGATCAAATTAATAACTTCAAGCTCTGGATAAACGTCAGAACCTTCGCCAGTAATAACGCCCGAAATAGTGATAACGAAGTCGCCGTCACTTATATACTCTTTTACAGACCCGTTGCGGCCTTGTATTTCCGTAGTGACTACGTTTTTGCTCTGGTTTATACTTAATAAAGCCGAATTAAATACTATCTCATCGAATTCGATTTGATCGCCCTCAAGCGTCTCGTAGTTGCCCGCTGAAAAGATGAGGTTAGACCAAACGCTCGTGCCCATCAAAGAAGCCTTTGGGCGGGGGTCGTCAGCGTTAGTGTCGCCAACCTTAAACAATTCGGACTTTATGGCTTGCAAGCCCGCGCCCGTTACAACAAAAGTAGATCTTGACATTTAGCTTGCTATTATTTGTGAGTCATTTATTGCTAACATTAGCGCTTTCGTTATCTCTTCGCGAATTTCGGCCGTGCCTTCTTTTAAGTTGGTAGTGTTCACGTTCAAGCTCTCGACTAACTTATTAATTGATATTGTGATATTCTTAGGCGCTGAGCTTGCAACTCCATTTAAACCGCCAGAAACCCCGCCTTTTGCTTTCTTTGTGGCGTCTTTTACGGGGTCGAGTAAAGAGTCTAATTTGTATTTGTTAGTGCTAGTGCTCGCGGCCTCTTCGACATCTGAGTCTTCGGGTGCCGGCGGGCCTGTTGGGCCGTAATCCATATTAACACCAAGCCCTTGCCTTATCTCTTCAATTTTTGCAGCGCCCGCGCCCGCTAAATGTTGTAACCCCGGAATATTTGACGCCAACTCTAGCAAGTGTTGAACAGGCATAAGCAATGAATCGACAATAACTAAGCCTATTTTTTTAAGTCCTCCAATTATGTCTCCGTCAGTAAACGCCTTTTTTATATCATCCCAATTTCGGCGAAAAGATTGAATTAAATTAATAACTGTACCTAGAGGGCCTAGCAGTAAAGTCATAGCCGCGCCCCATTCGTCATATTTAACGATAATGACCGCTATTAAAGCAATAAGAGCCGCGACCCCCATTATAACTAAGCCTATAGGGTTAGCCGTCAGCAAAAAATTAATCATTGTTTGCACGCCCATCCATACTTTTATGACCGCGATAACGCTTAAAATAACGCCAACGCTTTTAGCTATAAAGGGCACCCAAGCGGCAATTGCGTCTTTGTTTTTAACAATCCAAGCGACCAGAACCTCTAATTTGTCGGCTACTTGTTTAAGAACAGGGAGCAAAGCCTCGCCTAATGCAACGCCTACTAAATTAACTTTACCCTCTATACTACTTAATCGACCGCCTAAAGTTTTACTTTGCTTTTCCATTAAATCGAAAAAAGTGCCGCCTTCTCCTGTCAAGTTCCCAAAAGCCGTTTCTAAGTCTGAAAAACTTATCTTTCCTTGAGACGCCATTTTTTTAATTTGGCTTTCATTAACTCCTAATTGCTTCGCAAATTCTCCAATTATAGGGATACCGGCCTCGACTAGTTGGTTAATGTCTTCAGCGTACAACGTGCCCGCGATTTGAGCCTTTCCGTATATAGTCGTGAGCTCGTTGAAATCTTTGCCGGTTCCGGCTGAGATGTCTCCAATACTTTTTAGTTGACCTTTTAGCTTTTCAGCGGGCGTACCAAAAGCGAGTAAACTCTTGCCGGCTTTAATTACTTGATCGTTTGTAAAAGGGGTCACGTTAGAAAACTCGTTTAACTCCTTAATAACTGCGTTTGCCTTTTCGGCTGAGCCTAGAAAGGTCGAGAAAGCAACCCTCGTTTGTTCCATCTCAATACCTAAATTCGCTATAGCCTTAACGCCCTTAAATATAGCGAAAGCCGCGAAAGCCTTCATTGCGGTGCCTTGTAGTTTTTTTACTTGACCGCTTAACTGTTGCGTTTGGGCTCTCACTTTTTTAGTGCTACGCTCGGCATTGCCCATGCCTTTGCTAAATTTGTCGTTTAGCCTTAAAACTATCTCTTCAACGTGTTTTGACATTTTTTTTACATTAAAGGGTTAGTGTTGCCCGTCATTAGTTTATTATACTCAAGGGCAAATTTTAAATCGCCCCATGCCGCCCCGAGCTCATCGTCTGTTAAGAGTGTCGCATCAATTTTAAAATGAAACCGAATGAGGGCCTCTATTTTGGCCGTTTCATGGGCCGCCATGTTTTTAATTGTCTCGACCAAGTAGTCGTTGCGGCTTAGAGCTTTTTTATAACTCCGGTTTTTAACTCTATCAATTGAAACGCTTGAAAACAAGCCCCAACGAAAAGCATTTCGTCAGCTTTTATTGCTGCAAAGTCGCCCGCGTCTTTTATGGCGCAATTTTCAAGAATAACCTCGCCCGCTCTTATGTAATCGGGTTGCCCAGAGCTCGGCATTATTAAGCTTAATACAATACCTAACTGTTGGCGATTAATAGCTCTTAAATACATTTTTTCGCCGTCCTCGAGAGTGATCTCAAATTTTGCACCAACAGGAACCAAAGACGCCGCGCCCTCTTTAGAAGTTGCGGCGCCGTTTTCTTTTTTGTCGTCTGACATGTCTTTTTATTTACGGGGTTTATTCTCGCAAATATAAGACGAAAAAATCAAGTTTTAACGATACTCTACATGTGAGATAACTAGATCAAAAGACCTTTGTACTTGAGTGTCTCCCTGTGAGGCTTCGACCCCGTCATTAGTGAACTCGCAATTTTTCAAAGTGTGAGTCACAACCTTGTTAGCGTTTAAAAAAGTGATAGGAATATCAAAGGGCGGTATATCCAACAGACGCCCAAGGGGTGCCGCGTCTCTTAGCGCTTCTATGTCATTCATGTGAATGTCAAAAGACGCGCTCGCCTCGACCGCTCCATGACCACGCGAAACGGCATACTTGCCGGCCCCGTAGTTGTTTGTTTTCTCTTGCTCTTCGCTATATGTTACGCTCGAAATACCCATCAAAGGCACTCCAAGAACATTAACGACAATTTGAGCGAAGTCATACGCGCGCCCATTTATTAAAGGTGTATTGTTTACTGGCATTTTTGCAGTTTTAAAGGGTTTAGCTAACTTTCAAAGCGAAAGCAATATTAACTTCTATATTTCTGGCAACTCCTACGGGCACAATTTTTACACCTATAACTAGTTTGCTCGTACTTAATACCGGTTGAGTCGGGTCGATTGTGACCTCTCTCGCTGAAATTTCGCCCGCTTGTTGCATTTGATCAAGCGATCTAAGTGCTAAAGCTCTGAAATTTGCAACGGTGTCCTCTCTCATAGTGCCGTCATTGTTCAAATAGACCGGACTTGCAAGCTGAGGTAGTAGAAAGGTTCTAACCCCTCTAATTGCCTTATCTATCGTTCTGGTGTTCTCGCCATAAGCATAGTCCGAAGTAATAGCGACCGCGTTAGATGAGTCGTTTATGTACGATCCTGTTATTCCCATGTGCTTCCTAAAGAAAATGTAACCTTTAGCAGTTAAAGCCGTCAATAAAACCTCAGTTTGATCGTTGACGAGGTTGCTCTTGTCTCCGATAACTGTTTTTTCAAGCTCGAGCCCATTGCTAAAGTTGAACTTTGCAACGTAAGCAATAGACTCATGCACGCCCGCCTTAGAGGTTGCCCCCAAAACCGCGCCTATTGCCGGTATATTGTTGTCTGTTGTCGCTAAGTTAAAGCCTAAGCCCGAACCATCGCCACCAATAACAACCCCGACCGCGTCAGCGTTTAAAGATCTCAAATCTAGCGCGGTGCTCCAATCGTTAGAAGCTCCATAAGCTGAAAAGCCTACAATTGCCGAGAAAGGTCGGTGTACTGCTCGCATTGCCGTTACTACGCTTTGAACGTCTAAAACGTCAGCGCTCGCGATTGCATCATCTTTAAATATAGCGACATTTCTAATTTCGCCGTTTTCTGGAAACTCGATAACAGGCTGCAAATAAACCGCCGCCGTTGAGGCCGTTGAGTCATAAAGATAAACGTACAACTCGGCCTTTGGGTTAAGCCTAAAAACCTCGCTTATTTGATAGTGCGCATGTGTTAAATTGGTAGCACTCAATAAAATACCCAAAGCCTCAGCGTCCGCGACTGAATAAATTAATTTTATTCTGTCAGTCGTAGTGATTCCCGCCGGTAAATTAGCGTCTGGGACAGGCATACAAATCGCGCTGACATGGTCACGAGTTGCCAACGGTCGGCCTAGTGCCCCGTTTCCTCTTGTAAAAATTACATCATTCATTTAACTGAATTTTAAAAGTCCTTAATTAATCTCCTCGCCTAGTGCGAAAAGCTTGTCGCTTATTTCTTGATCAAGCTCAACCTCATCGCGCAAATTAAGCACAACGGCCTTGAGCTCGTTACTGTTTAATATTCTTAAAACCTCACCTTCTGGCATTTCCTTAGCAATCATGTCGGGGTTAAAAGCCCTCACCATAGAGATTAATTTCGAGTCTGACGATAAGGCTAGAGTGTTAGCGTTAACAATTATGTCTTTTAATTGCGCTTTATTTTCCTTTTGTACTTCGTGAGTAGGATCCAACTCCATTAACAAACCGACAAGCTCGTCACGGCTCATTTTATCAAGATTTATGTCGTTCTCGTTGTCTTCGTCACCTTCTGTTGCTCCTGTTGCTCCTGTTGAGCCTTCGGTCAATATGTCTGAGGCTAATTTTCTCAAACCTTCGTTTGTCAAGTTTTCAAGCTGAGGTTTTTGGTACTTATTTTCGTTGTCGTCAGCTATTCGCCTAAGTAGCTCAATTCGCTCAACGTCTTCACTTTTGTAAACGACAAGCTCGGCGTTTTCGTCAAATTCATAAACCTCAGTAGTATTACCCGCGTGAGCTCTGGCATACTGTAAACCGGCATAGTTTCGGTAAAAGACAGACCCGTCAAGTGTCAAATAACACCCTTGTTTATTCTTTAGGCTTTCGCCTTTCACGAATTCCTTAGCTATCTTTAAAAGTTCTTGTTTTTTCATTCTCTCAAATTATGGTTAAAAATAAAGGGCGCGGCTATCGACCGCGCCCCTCGATTCTTTTTTTTCAATTTGTTGCTTATGGTGCAACGTAACCTTGAGCGATCGAAACAATACCTTTTGAGTCTGTTCTCGATATAGATGCGCCTAGATTAACCTCAGCGCTCATGATGTCGCCGTAGTGCTCAGCTTGCCCCTCATTTAAATAAACTCCTATAGAGCCTAAAGCGTGACGAACTGCAAAACTAGACCATGCTAAGGCCCCCAGACAATCCGTTGCCGCTGCTGCTGCTCCGACTGCTTTCTTTGCTCCGGCTGCTACGTTGTTATAAGTGACAATAGTATCTCTCACCATAATATCAAAACCGAATAGTCTATTTATCGCGCCCTCTGGTAAAGTTACGCGGCCCATAACATCGGCCAGAATTAACTGTTCGACCTCAAAAAGTTCGTAGTACATTTCTGGGCTAAGTAGCAATGTTCTGCCTTGTTTCGGCATCCTGTCTTTGTCTAATTTCTTAGCCATTTTCGCGACATCATTCTTTGTAAGTCTCAACCTTGTACCCGTTGCCGTGCCGTGTGCAAGGTCGGCCGTTGCTGCTCCTGTTGTTCTCAATACGAGAGCGGCGTCAGCCGTTGGCGCCCATATATGAGCAACCTCATCGCCCATTCTCTCAGACAATGCCGCTGAGTGTTCACCTAAAACGGATTGCCTCTTAGCGTAACTCACTTGAACCTCGTCAAAGTTTCTAACTCTTATTGGATCCGTTGTGAAATTAGCAACCGAATAAGTCAATTCTGCGTCCGTACGTTCTGCAATAGTCGCCGGAAAAGAAGACCTATTTTTTGTAATACTTGGAGCGTTTCCCGCCTGTGGAATATGTACAATAGAGTTGTTTATAAAACTTCCATCGTCAATTGAGCGACCGATAAACTCTTGACCTAAAAATAGGTTGTCCATAATATCCGCAACCCAGACTTGTTTTTGCAACGCGCAAAGAATACCGGCTTGAGAGGCGCCAGAAACGAACGAAACAACGCCCGACATAGTTAAGGCGCCCGTAGTCGCAAGGCCGCCGATTAGAGGGTTAACAACTAACCCGAACACGCTCGAAACGATTGCAATAACGCAACCGATTAAAAAGGCGCTCATAAGTGAAATAATAGTTTTCATTTTCTTGTCTTTTTTTCTTTTAATAATTTTCGCGCCCTTATTTCGCGTTTGGGTACTGAGCAGCGAATAGAGCCGCGTGCTTTTCTGGATCGTTAGCCAAAAGGTCAACGATAACTTGAGGACTTGACTTTTCAAGCTCTCTAAAAGTTTTACCGTCAAGCTTTCCGTTGACAACTTCGCCCGCCTTAGCGTCTCCTTTAGTGTCTATTTTATCCGTGATTTTTTTCGCGGGTGTCGCCATAGACTCACAAAGAGTTTTAAACCCTTTTAGGTCGTTTTTAGCTTGAGAGATAAGCGCTTCTTTTGCCTCTGGTGCAAATTTGCCCTCTTTTATAGCGTTCTCAACAAAAGAAACCGCCGCCGAGTTGTTAATCTCAGTCACTTTATCCGTTGCCGTCTTTAGTGCCGTTTTCGTTTCGCCGTGCAATTTTTGCTCAGTCTCGAGGGCCTTGTCGGCCGTGGCTTTCTCGTTTACAATCGTTGCGATTGTTTCATTTACCACTTGCTCGCTGACGTTCTCGTCAAGCCCGAGCGTATTTTTTACTAGTTTCATCTTTATGATGTTTTTAGGGTTCCTATTAAAATTATTTACAACGAGGCTAAGCTCGCTAGTTTCGAAGTCGAGGCCGTTGAAAACCTCGTCAAATTGTCGGCCTGTATTGATAACCTCGTCAACAAAACCCGCCTCGAGGGCTTGATTTGCATTAAACCATGTTTCGCCGTTTATCATGGTCACGACTTCGCTCTTTTCGTGTTTCGAGTTGGCCGTCAATAAGTCGGCAATCAAATCTTGAAATTGATCGAGCATTTTAACGGTGTTTTCGTTTAAAGTCTCTTTTGCCTTGTCTGGCACGCTTGGAGCGTGTACCATTAAGCGGCCAAAGTCATTAATCGCTCGAGTATGTCCGGCCATAGCTACCAACCCGCCAGAACTTGCGGCAATGCCGTCAATTATCGTTCTACATGGTTTTTTTGAGCCTCTAATCGCGTTGAATATATTGAGGGCGTCAAGAACGCCGCCACCGTGAGAGTTTACCCTCACCTCTATATCTAAGACCTCCGGATCGCCTTGCAAGTATTGAATAACTTGAGCAAATTGCGCACCGTTGACGCCTTTCTCGCCTCCTATCTCACCATACACTAGCATGACAACGGTACCACCTGTAAAATTTTCTACATATTGCAAGTCCATAAATGCAAAGAAAGCTTGTTTGTCTATTGATTTACCTTAATTTTGATAGATAGATCAATCTTTGCAGTAAATGAGACGAAAAGAGGGCAAGCTCGATAAAAGGGCCGAACATGTTTTGAGAGAGGTTAACAAGCGGCCCGTTTCAATATCGCGGGCGGTCGGTCAACTAGCTGACGAGCTTTTTTTGAGCGAACGCACTATTTGGGGCGACTTTGAAAAGGCGTTGAATTCGCGCTCAGCCTCGGGCTCGAAATACTGAGCCATAAAAGGCGGCAAAAGTTCCCGTCAAAACCCCGCGCATACAAGTCCATAGAACCCAAAACCACAAATTGCCCATGGTTAGACCAGAGGCAAAAACAACCGCAAAGCACACAAATGACCATTGCCCAAACTGTACAAGGTGCCAACCGTCCGAAAGGAAAACGAGCGACTTGTCAGACCTCAGCCCTAAGAAGGTGAAAGCGGGCTTGTAAATGGGGCGGTTTTGTTTGTCGTAATGCGAAACTATAAGCTTGCCCGTTGGGTACGTTTTATATTTTCTATTTGCCGATTCTGGTTTAAGCCAGAAGTCACGCCGCCAACCTTTAAAAATTGAGGTCGAAAAGGCCCCGACATTGTCGAGACGGTCGAGCCATGCGTTGAAAACACCGGCAAGAGCCAAACAAACGGCCGCAAAAATAAATCTAGGATCGTCAAAGTTGGCCTCTAAAGCTCTAGTGATAAACTCGCCCGCGCCTCTCATGGCTTAGGCTTCTTAAATAAGACGTTAGACTTGTACAAGCCCCAAAACGAGAGCAAAACAAGGGCAAAGGGCACCGTTGTCGCCAACTCATAGGATAGTATTAGGAAAAAAGGCAACTCGTCAAGATGTCGCCAGAACCCGCAAAGAAATTGACCGTCACACGGTATGCTTAAAAGATCCGAGTACATAAACAGACGCCCGAGCAAAGAAAACAGGAGTAAAAAAGCAAGGCCCGCGCGCTTTGTTTTGCTTTTGAGCGTCCAACGTAAGAAAGAAGGGTTTTTATTTTTATCCATGATCTAAAGTTATCGTTTAAATAAAAAGGGCCTACTGAAAAGCCCTTTTTATACTAATTAACCAAAATTAATCAAATTCAAAACGTCCTCATCACAAAACGCTAGGAAAGTCTATACATGAAGGGCGCAATATACGACAAAAATAGAGTCAAACGTCTGTTGAGATAGTCGAGTCGGTTCGGGCGTCTAAACTCGTTATTGTGTGCGTTTGGGTGCCTGTCATTGTGGCTTGCGTGTCTCTTAATATCGTTCTAAAGGTCAAGATCCACTCTTCAAGGTTGTTGTAGTTAGTGTCTTGAGTATCGCGAACCCGTCTAAGCGGGTCGAACTCATCGTCTCCGAAAGCCTCGAGGGCCACAAATAACTTATCTATTTCTGAGAGAGTGCCCTCGTTGTCTTTGTCTAGTCTCTTAAACCCAACGCGCAATTCTACCTCGATTAAACCCTCTTGCAAGTTTTTAACAGACCCTAAGACGTTGGCCCACTCTATAGACCCAAAAGAAACGAAAACGGCCGGATAGGTCAAAACGTCCTCATCTATCTCGCGATCAAATTGCCCATTATACAGGCCGAAGCACTTGAAACCCTCAACCGCGTTAATATGTTCTTTTATCTTGTTGTATAATATTATTTTACTCATGGCTCAATAGCTTTTTTAAACTCTTTAAACACTAACTTTTCTATTTTGTCATTCAAGACCTTAGACCGCCCGACAAATTTACGCTCTGGCATGCCTTTCAAGCCCCTGTTGTGCCTAGAGGCGTAACTCATGCCGTAAGATCCGACAATGACCTCTCTAAAATTGGCCTTTCTTATTCTCAAAGATCGCTTTAAATTGCCCGAGTCTATAAGAATAGCCCTCGATTTGTTGGTATTTTTGTCGGCTCTGTTCTTAGTGGATCTCTTAGCCCAAGGCTTGAGCGCATTGTCTGTAAAGCCTTGTTCTCTAAAGGCTTTTTTTGAATGGTTAAGCATATAAACGCCCGCAATTCTCGGCAACCTCTCGGCCATTTTATCGAGATTTCGGTTTATTTTATCAAAGTCTATTTGTTTGCCTCTTCTTTTACTCATATTTAAATGTCATAGGAGCGTTATCTTGTTGCCCTTGGGTTTTGTCCTCGGTAAATTTAATAAATCGCCCGTTAGCCTTTTGCATTATAGTCAAGAGCTCATCGACCCCAAAAAAGGCAATGTGATCGAGAGGGCTTTCGGCATTAGGGTGCTTATCAAAGTAAGCGAATAGGGCTTTATTTAATTCGTTGTTGTTTGTCATTATTTCACTTTATCCGTTAAAGTTTTGTATAATATCTCGAGCTCAGCGGCATAGTCTGGAAAAAAATGCGTTATAAAAGGGTTTTCTCTATAATTATTTACCTCAAACATGTGAGCAAAAACCTCAACCCGCCCGCCATAGCCGCCCGCTCTCTTGTAATATGCTTCGCTATGACCATAGCCACGGCGGCCCATAGTCATGGCGCCCACCGTGTCGGCACAAGTCAAGATCATCTCATTGCAAATTTCTGACGAGAAATCTAAGCCCGCCGCCTCGGCGACTTCTTTTAACTCGGCATTATGCAAGTTAAAAGCTTCCATTGTAGGGCGTTTATTCCAAGAGTCTATTTTTAACCTTATAGCCTTGCCGGCCTTGTCTCTTCGACCTCGCCCGAACGTGTCCTTTTGGTGTCGTGTGAAAAATTCCTCAAAGTCTTCGTCTACTTTCTGATAAGGCCTTAACATATTGTGTTGGTAGTGGAAAGCGTGACCGAATTCATGAGATATTAGTTGCTTCATTCTAGGCGACCCTTTCGGGTTTCTCTTCGAGTTGGCAATGTGAACGGTGCCCGCTCTATGAAACGACCCCTTACCCTTAGCCGCCACCACTATGGGCACCTTTTCTTTAAACAAAGGCCAAAACTCCTTACTCATCTTGACACCCGCAATGTCTTTTAACTCGTCCGGCTCCATTTCCAAGTGCTTCGGCTTGATTATTACCGGATCTTTTTTAACTATGGTTTTTTTAGCTTTTCTAACTTTTTTCGCCGTCTTAGGTAAAGGAGGTACAGGCAAATTAAAGTTGTTAGCCCTTAAAACGTGGAACCTTTCGGCAACTTTCGAAATATAGGGGTGATCTGGGTCAAAAATAACCTTATCTAAAGCGGGGTTTCCTTTAAATAGAGCGCTCGGGTCTTGAATACCGGCGAGCCCTTTGTCGCTCGTCAATTTTAACTCGTCAGCTTCGTGCTGAGTAACATCACAACGGCAATTCCAACCGTTAGGAGGGAACCATTTAAGCCAAAAGGGGTCGTCTATATGTCTCACGATATTATCTAAGCTCGAGTGTTCTTTTCTCACTCGCTCATCGTTTGCCGTTTGATACCTCAATACAGGAAAAGAGTCTTTATCTTTTGAAAACTCAATCCATTGCTTAGCCCCTAGACCTTGATTTACGGCCGTTCGGTACTCAGTACGTAACCAATTAGAGTTGTATTGATCAAAAACCTCGTTTGCGCTAGCTTTGAACTCCGAAAACGATCTCTTTAGCCCCGTACTTGGGTCTATAAGAGCGCGAGACATGTCGTTAATTTGTTGGTGAGTTTTTGCCGCTGAGAAAACCGCGACATTATGGTCGAAGTGCTCAAAAAGCTCGCTCACTTCATTCGTGAGCTTGCCAGACCCAAAACCACGAGCAACGCCCTCGCTTAAAGTTTTTATAGTAGCCTCGTGCAAGTCCAAAGGCAAGCTTGAGGGCGTAAAAGAGCCACCGAAAACGCCTTTTAAAAGATTGTTTAATTGCCGCCTGTTGTATGTTATTTTATCCGGCATTTAGTGACTGTGTCCGTTTATCTCGTTGTACAAGTCTTTTATTGTAGGCATTACGCTCTCGATCTCTTCGGGGTCTGTTGGGTCTGTTGTTTCGATTGTAAGGGCTTCGACCTCTTCTAGTGGTATTCCGAAAGTCTCGACAATGTAGTCAATAGGAACCTTTGCGCCCGTCCATTTCTGCATGGAATTAACCATGTCAAAGCGGGCTTTTATATTTATTTTCTCTTCGTTGTCTTGCCTGTATTTTAGGCCCTCTTTTATCATTCCATGGCGAACCATTAAAGGAATTAATTGATCGTTAACAACGTCAGCAACTAGCATCTTGCTCGCGCTAATATAGTCGTCTAGTACTCTCTCATGCACCTCGGCTTGACTTTTAGAGCTCCCGTTGTCGCTTGACATTGTTTGGCCTAAAATTAATTTGCTAAGCTCTGAATTTACGCGGTCGATCAAGCGGTCGTAAACATTGTAATAATCTGACTTTGTGATCTCTTTGAGGTCGATCTCATCGTCTGAATCCATGACCGCCCAAGCCGCCGAGCCCATATTCTCTAGCATGTCGGTCATGTTTTTGTAAGCGATCGGGTTATTTATGTCCGTTTTACCTACTCTAATAGGCATACCGAAAAGCTCGGCCGCCTCACTCCACGCTCCGAGGACGTTTTTTTTCCATATAACCAAAGGCGCGGCCTTAGTTAATAGACCTAAATCGTATTTATCATGTATGAAGATAGTCCACAAATCGAAGGGCCTATCGTCAAAGTAGGTAAGATCTTGCCCAGACTGATAAAGATGCTTTTTTACTGCTCTTTTTTCCGGTACTATGTATTCGCGCGGCACTAACTCGGTATTTTTAAACGCCGAGCCCATTATATCGCCAAATTGCACCAGAGAAAAGCCGTATAAAGGGGCCTCGACTACGTGCTTTGTAAAGTCTCTGAACCATTTCTTTTTAAAAGTGGCGGTTGCATCTTCGTCAATTTCGCCGTTTTCGTCCTCTATAAAAAAAGGCGATGAGGTCGTTTTTAGTATGATCGTAGTCATTAGACTTGAGAGGTGGGCGTCAAGAGTGATGTCTTTAAATATCCGTATTAAGTCGGTTCGGTCTGGCAAATGGTGGCTCTCGGCACGGTTTAAAGCGTCTCGCCACTTCTTAACGTCTTCGCGGGCCCTAATTAACTGAGTTTTTTTAATTCTCTCGATAATGTCGGACATGTCGCGGCGTTTCCTGTCTTTATTTTGGACTTTGCCGAAATTAATGCTAACGTCTGTAAATGGTATTTTCATGGCTTAGTAACTATGAGTTGTTTTTGTATTACCTCCGAAAGTCAAGTCAACGCCCGACTTTGTGCCGTGGTCTATTAGTGGTAAATCGAGAGTTATATTTTTGCGCGGGTCGGCCGCGTCTCTTAATAGTTTGATCGTATCGTCTCGCAATTGGATCCGGTGCTCTGGTATCTGGCGCGGCTTTATTCTCGCATGTAGGTCGTAGAGAGTGAGATCAATTAACATGCGTTTAAGTAAGGAGTCTCGCGGGTCTAACCCAACAGGCGACCAACTTGTCGTTGTTGTGACAGGGTCTTCGTTATCGTCTGAAAGGCTCCTATAAAAGTTATAATTATAGCCCAAGGGGGCCCACTTTAGAACCTCAGACAAGGCATTGCCCACGTTTCCGCTATTTATTGACATGTACACGCGGCCCGTTTCTGGCTCAATTACTAAGGCGTCAACGGCGTAAGTAGTAGCGGCATTGTAGGGGTTTTCAGTATAAACGACAACAAGGTCGCCCGTAGCTCTGGGCTCGTTGGTGTTGTAATACCAAACCGAAGGCATAGCGAGAGCAACGTCATGACGGTGCGAAATATAGCTTTTTAACTCCTTTTGCGCGGCCTCTATTGAGGTGAACAACTCTTGCGCGGGGTTTTGAGTGTCCTCAGTTAAGATTGTAAGCTCTTGGGCCTTTATCTTAGTAAGAAGGTCGTGCTTTAGTATAAAATTCATGTCAATAAGTTCTTTTTATAACTCTCTTTTTTACTGTTCTAGGAGCCTCAAGGCTCGCGCTACCTTGATAGGCGCGAAACTGAGCCTTAAAATACCATGTTAAAAAATAGTCGTTCGCGTCCGAAAGGTGGCCCCAAGGCTCGAAAGTTACGCCCGTTTTTGCGTCTTTTACCTTTATTTTTAACTTTTTACCGTCACTATCTTCTAATACGTTGGTCATGTCTCCGATTGTGAGCTCGTTTTTTTCTCCTATTAAAGCGCTCGCGCCGTCAATCTCGCCCTCAAATAAAGCATTTATAAAGTTGCCTCTCATGATCACACTCGGGTTACTTTTAGGCACTCTTTTAGTAGGTCTGAATTTCGCAAGGTATCGCAAGGCCAAATTAAAGAAGTTCATGCCGTGCTCGATCTTGGTGTCGTCTTTTCTCGAGGTGGCATCTCCATAAACAAAAACGCCGCCAGAATGGAATTTATAACGCCGCCCGAGCTCGTTACATACGCTTTTTATCTTATTGTGGGGCTTCTTGAGCGCTATCTCATCTATTTGCCAGACGTTCAAACCTTCGCCTTGCCATATAGTCGCCGGCAAATAAGGGTTTACGTTTTCGTCAAAAGAAATATGAAGAGGCAAGGCGGGGTTGTACTTCGCGGGCCCGATATTAGTATCTACATTGAATTTGTGATAGAACTCGGCCCCGTTTTTGAGCTTTATATTCCAATTACCCAAAACAAAAACTTGATATTGATTTTTAGGCAACCTTTTAAGCCCCTCAATATAAGACTTAGGCATGAAAGGGTTGTCAAAAATTCGGGCTTGTATGTAGTGCCAACAGTCTGGCAAGGCGTTGTTTTGCGCGGGGTCGTATAGGGTCGTTTTAACCCAGTTTTGCGAGGGGTTGCAAGTCATTAATATTTTAGATGGTGGCTGAATTTGGCCGCTCGGTAAGATCCAAGTGCCGGCCCGCTCGATTGCCTTGTAAAAAGATTCCTCTTGCAATTCGTTGCACTCTTCGAGCAAAAAGCCGTTAACCTCGAGCCCCTTCCAACGGTTGAGCTCTTTATCTTGGGAGTAATTTTCTGCAAATAGAATGACTTGAGAGCCGTTGTTAAACGTGACTACTTGATCGGCTTGGTTGTATGCATTATCAAACGAACCACCCTTTAAAAAACTATTTGGCGCAATCTTTCTAAATGGTGGTAATATGTTCCTTTTTAGCGTTGGTAGGTCTTTTCTGACGATTGCCCAACGGCTATTTGGGTACATTTTGCAAAGAACGACTAACGCGCCCAGAGATACGAACGTCTTGCCCCCTCTAATCGCCCCACCGTAAATAACAAGCTCAGCCACTTTGTCGAGCGCTTTCTCTAAGAATTCCAATTGCTTTGGGAACGGATCAAATAAGAGTTGCGTTTCGGGTGTACTCATGCGTCAAGCGTCTGTTGTTAGTTTTGAGATGCTTTTTTAGTCAGCGGCTCAATAGCTAGGCCTTTGACTTTGCTGCTCGCCGTCTCTTCGTACTCTAAAGGCACAACCCCCTCAAAGACTCTATTCCCTACTTTTACTTTGATCGTTTTTTTCATGGTGGGGTTATTAAAATTCGATTATAGTCTTGCCGATTTTGAACGTCTGGCGCACTTCGGCCTTGCCTTTATGCTCGATTGTCTGAGTATCTGAAAACCCGAAATTTTTAAGCATGAAAATAGACCCTTGAGGCTTGTCGCTAGTTGCGACATTTATTTCATGAAAGTTAGCGATAACGGTGCGAGCCGCGCGCGTTACGTGTGAAAACTCGGGCTTGTCGTCTTGATAATCGTAAAAGCTTCGCCTATCTGAAAAGCCACAAAACAAACTTAAACCCGTGATTGTCGGGGGTTTAAGTACATCATCGCAATGTTTAAAGTATAAGTTGATCTTTGTACTCATAGCCTTTGGCGTGTTAAACTTAGGCGGTCGGCCCGTGACAATACCGAATCGGTACATCTCGGCGAGCTTATAAGGTTCTTTTTTAGGAGTTGCCATAGTCAAAAAGTTTGATATATTTTTCGCCCACTACTAAGGGCTTTTTATCTTTCGAGAGTTTAAAGTCGAACGGCATTAAGTGTTTATCCATTCTGACGCCCTCAACCTCTTTAGCTAGAAAGTGAGGTATCTTTTTAATTGCGGTGCGAGTCTCATCGGTGTACCGTATAGAAAAGGCCCCGAGAAAGGTGAGGTTTCGGTCGATAATGAAATCCAGAGCGGCCGCGAACATGTCTTTATTAGGTTCCTTTCTGAGCTTAACGACTTCGATCGCTTGATCTAACTCAAGGCTGAAATATAAATAATTTACAATCTCAAAAATATAGTTTAGAGATTTCTTTTGTATAATCCTGTTTTGCATGTGATGAGGTTTTTTATTTGGTTTTGGTTTTGGTTTTGGGTTGTTGCACCTTATAGGCGAAGTTTCCGTTTTTTGTGCTAAAGGTGAAAAACTCGCTCAAATGCTGAGAGACGCGGCAAGTAACAAAAGCGAGCCCGCTTTTAAGCTCTATTTTTAAACTGTAGTTTGTTTTTAGTATCTTAACTACCTTGTCAAGCTTTGCGTTTTTAGAAAACCCTTTTGTGACTTCTATATTATCGCCTTCTTTTACGTCTGAAAATTTTTTCATGTCTAATTTATTGAGGTGTATTTCACGGCCCCCGAAGGTGTCGCAAAAGTTAAAGTCGTTTCGTTGTTGCATTGGTCAAAAGCTGAGGTACTAGAGTCGTAATCTTGAACAAAGCAATTAGAGCCCTTATATAAATTTAATATCTCTAAGGTGTCGCCCGCGACAATTAGAGAGCCGCTAAAGTTAGCAAATTCGCCAGAGCCCGAAACCTCGCCGCCTATGAGTTCGACCTCATCAAAATAGACGGGTTCAAATTCGTTGCCAAAATAACCTAAAAGAGTACCTAGGTCATTAATATCTATTACGCCATTCTGAGAGACGTCTCGCGGGTTAGTCGTCTCGACCTCTTGACCAAAAGCGGGCAATATTTCGCCTACTATTGTAAAGATGTCAACTTGATACTCGACCAAATCTTGAACTCTTCTTTTAAAAGGGTAATCATTGCACTCTACTCGGTCGGCTTGAATTTCGAGCGGGTGCGATCCTGTGAGAGCGAGAGAGATTTCGCTTTCTGTCAAGATCAAAGAAGGCGCTCGAAATTCAATTGCCGCCTTGTCGAGTAGTGTTTTTATTTCTAGGACTTCGTTAGCCTCTTCGGTGTTAAAGTCTGTATTTGATTGTGTGCATGAACTCAAGAAAGCAAGAGCACAAAGGCATATTAAAAAAAAGTTTCTCATGTTTTAGGGTTTCGTTGAATTATCAAAGTTACGACATTTTTAAACTCTTCGAATGATTTTACAATATAGACCTCAAAACCTTCGGCCCTTAGATTGTCATGTATTAATATTTGTTTCGCTGAGGCTCGGCCTTTTGTCGTTTTTAGCTCAAAAAATACGATTGTTTGATTTACAAGCCACAAAAGGTCTGGAATACCGGATAAAAGACCTAGCGCGATCATTCTCGAGGCGTTAACGGGGTTTCTCTTGCCCTCGTTAGGAACTGAAAAGAAAGTGCCATATACGACCCTTAAATCGTTTCTCATATATCTCACACATTCGGCTTGTATTTGGCTTTCGCTTTTTGCTTCTATCATTGTTAATTGTGTTTTTTAGGGTTACACTAGGTTACACTAGGTTACACTTGTAGTGTTTACCGCTTAGCCCTCGCCCTTGTTGGTTTTTATTATAGGGTTACACTAGTTACACTTATATTTCTAAAAAGATTATCAAAGAATAATAATAATAGGGAGGGCACGCGCCCACCCCGTAAAAGAACTATATAGAGAACTAGTGTAACTAGTGTAACCCGAGCCCACAAAAAGCCCGCGTTCGCTTGACAGACGGGCGAAGGCGGGCGGGTTACACTTAAAGCTCTCAAGTGTAACTTTTAGCCAAGTGTAACCTTGTCAACCATTAAAACAACAGTTATTCTGTAGCCAGAATCTATGGCCACACTAGGAGGGTGTACTCTTAGCCCTCTTTTTATTGCGTCTCTGGCATACTCTTCGCTTTTACTAACGGCTTTAGTTCCTGTAAAAGAAACAATGTTTATTCCTGTTTGTGTCATGTTATTTGGTTTTGATTATTTGATAATTTTCTAATCCTACTTTTATGCCGTCTCTAAGCCTCTCGGCCTCGACTCTCGACTCGTGAACCTCTAATATTTTAAAAGTGTCAACCGCCCAGAACGGCGGCCGGTCGAAGTCCTCAATATATCTTTTAGAATAACCAACGATTTCGCCAACCTTGAAAACCTCAGCCGCTTTGGCCCTCTTCCATTGGTTTAAAGCCATAGCAAAAACAAAGCCAAGCCCGAATATATTTTGCCACTCTTCGACTATCGAAAAGTAAATCGAGGCAACCGCTCCGGCTACGTAGCACGCAAGCCAAAAGAGCTCAAAGGTTGCTTTTCTTATTCTAGTGTTAGCGATTAGCCAACGAATGTAATTTTTCATTTGTTTTGGTTTTGGTTTTTAGTATTAAAAAGGGGCGTCTCCGTTCTCATCGACTACGCACTCGGCGAGTGCTTCGCGTGCCTCTCTGGCGATCTTGATCTTTTCGTCTAAAGTCATAGCGCTATCGGTTACAACTTCATAGTTAGGCTTTGCGTATTGCTTAACCCAAAAGCCGCGAACCGCGTGCCCGTTTGCTTTTTTGGTGTCTCTCTCAAAGTCGAGTTGAACCATCGACTTACTAATAAAACGAGTGTTTAATTTTATTTTGCCCTCTGTGAAATTAGTTAAGCGCTCTAAAATATCGGCATTACTGACGAACTCGCCCGAATTCTTTGCGCACACCTTAAAATGCAGCATTATTAATTCCTTTTCTATATCTACGATCTCGAAACCTTTATTTATGAAATCTCTTTTTTCTTGCTCATCGCTCGTTAACTCAAAATTAAAGTCTTTGTCATTATATAGCGCCAGAGCTTGAGCGTAAACGTCATTAATATTAATTTCTTTAGAGTAGGCCCATTTGATCGACTCAACCGTAAAACAAAGCCAACGGGTGTTTTGTGTGTCGGTCAAAAACTCAGTCTTATTAGTAGAACCCCAAAAGGTGCAACGCCTAGGCTGACTCTCGGCGTCTTGGGCGTATGGTTTACGCTCCTTTATTGACGCTTTCGAAATTATAGCCTTGAGCCTGTTAACGTCTGTATTTGATAAGCTGCTCAGCTCTTCTAAATTGTACATAAAATTTTCAACAAAGGCGAACTCTGTATCTTTGTTTGATTGCAAAGGGCTCTCAGTGTAATACTCCAAGCCGAAAGGGTTTAAGAACCGAATAAAAGTACTTTTACCGGTGGCTTGAGCTTCGGAAACTAAAACAATCACTATTCTATTTACGTAGCCGCCCAGAGCGCAAGCGATTTGTCTCACGAGCGCTTTTTTAAACTGCTCTTTAAAAAAGACGGGCGTCTTAGTAACTACGTGGCCGGCTAAATCGCCTATAGGGTCATGATTTTTGTCTTTAGCCTTCCAAGTTGGCAAGCTATCGAAATACATTTTGAACGGGTTGTAAGACGTCACAAAGTCAGACCGCAACAGACTCTTGAGCTTATCGAGTGGAAATTTAAACCCGCGCTTTGAGAGTGCTCTCCAAATGGTGTCATAGTTTACTTTTACAAATTTACTACTAGACCCTTTGGCCCTATATTCTCTCAACTGAGTTACCTCATTAAAAAAGAACTCGTATTGACGCGAAAGGAATAATTCTACTTTGTCAATTTCTGGCTTTTCATTTATTCCGAACTCGTCTTTATTTTCGTGAAATACTCTTTTAAATATCTTCTCAACCTCTGGAAAATTCAACCCGTGCTGCTTTGCGAGGTTGTCAATGTCGGCTTTGTTCCATTCACGGCCGGCTCTGTTCACATCATTAGCAAAAGCGAAAACCTCTTTTATTGCGCTCGTTGTCTGGGCGTGTCTGACTTCATACTCTTGCGCTTTCTCTTTGGTGATAGGATCGCGCCGCCCATAGATCAAACCGTCCTCTATTGTCTTAAAAGCGGCTTGTCTTCGCGTGCCGTCAATACCTCGCGCAATAATTTCGCTTTGCATAAAGTCGCGCATTTCGTCTTCGGAAATCATGCCACCGGCCACAAACCCCCCCGCAAGTCTGGCGTTTCTGACTCTAAAAAAGTGCCGCTCGCCCGCTATTGCATTACTTAGACTTGTACCGATTATATGCTTTATTCGGTCGGTGTCGTAAACTTCGCGGCCTCCTAGCGCTTGCGTCTCCCATTGTATAGCCTCGGCGTTATATATCAAATCCGGATCGTGTGAAACGAACCTCAGCCGCGCAACTTCTTTGACTCCCTTATCGACTTCGATCTTGTATTTTGTTTCTATATATTGCTTTATTTCTTGAAAGCTTTGTCCGTGAGTCGAGCCGTCAATCTTAAACACAACCGCAAGGCCGTGACCACCTAAAGAGGTGAAAGCATACTCGACAAACTCGTCACCTTTAAACTTTAGTTTTGCCGCTGCTACGTCTTCGAGGTGGTCAAGGTCTATAATAATTCGGCCCGAGTGTTTGATCAAACTCTCGTTTAATCTCTTCGCAAAGGTTCCGGATCCTGTGAAAGCCGGAACCGCTATTTTTAACTTTTTTCGTTTCTCTGGGTCGGTTTCGTTTCTGTAGGCGCTGACGATTGCCTCATATTCTCCAATTTGGATCCCTGTCATAATGTCGTCAAGGTCTAGCACGGTCGTTTGAGATGAGTTTTTTACACTTTGATAAAATGATATTTTCGGCATTTGGTTATTGTTTTTGAATTGTGATAATTTCGGCGGGGTGCAATTTAGTTAAAAAGTGCAAGGGTTCGGGTCGTGTTTCTCATCGTCTTGAGTGCGCCCAGAATTTAGCCCGTAGGTCATAGCTCTAATATTTCCATTTATATATCCGAAATCGGGGTTTATTCTGTCAATACTTAGGCTATTTGGCTTGCGGCCTTTTTTTTCAATATATCCGGTTTTTAAACAAAACTCTGTAAAATACTCTAAGGTAATAGTGAAAACCTTGCCGCGCCTTTTGGCGTTCTGCTTAGTTACTCCATAGGCATACCCTATAGGGTCGTTTATTTTACGCCTTCTTTTACAACATTTGCTGCAAATTCGTTTATTTTCGACTTTTCTGCCTCTGCAAAACTTGACGGCGCAAAGCCCTCTTTTGTTTTTGCTGAGGCAAAGGTCGTACAAAGGGCCTTCTTTTTTTATACTATTCGACATCTTCTAAAGATTGAATTTGTGAAGCTAAAGGGTCGCCCATCGTTGAAAGGAATTTTAAGGCGGTTTCTGTTGTTGGAACGGCAACGAGATCTTGATCTTTTAAAGCTAATTTTCGGGCCTTGAGCTTGCCGTCAGCTATTCGCTCGATACGTCTCGGCCTTAGTTCTTGCCGGTGCTTTATAAAATAGGGGTTTTCCATTAGTCGGCAAGTATTTCGAAAATTCCTTTTACTAAATCGTTTATTTGGATCCCTGTCTCTATTTCGAAACGCTCAGCGCCAAAACCTAACTCGTTAAGTACGTCTTGACTTATAACCTCGACAACGGCATTTTTTGAATCGCCAGAGATGAGGCTCGCCGTTACTAGGTCGAGGCTATGCTTTGCTTTTATGTATGCTATAACTCTATTTTTCATTTTAGTTTTTATTAAAGGTGAAACCCTTAGCCTTTTGATCTTCTTGCCCCGCCTTAAAAGCGCCGTCAGCTATTCGGCCTAAAATATCGCCTACGCCTTCAACTAGCTTTTTATGACCGTCAAAGTCGAATCGGTCGAGCTTGCCAACTTCTTTGGTGAAGGTGTCTATTTTGTCAATTGTCTTTAGCGCGAGGCGGTCTTTTGCTGCTCTGGTCATTTTCTTAGTTTCGCTCATTTGTGATTTGTTTTGGTTTTTAATTAAGGCCGAGGCGCTTTTTAGTCACTTCGACCCAACTTTTTTTGTACCCTTTAAACTCTTGTAATTGCTCGAGGCTGAGGTCTGAGCGCGTTGCTACTTGACGTACTAACCAACCGAGATTATACTTTCTTATCTGGCGAACCTCATCGAGATCTGAAAGGCTCATCGACTTATACTTTTTATTCGCAAGGTGCTCCGGCAAAGCGTTCGTGTCGTTTGTAACTTGCCCGAAATCGCCGACAATTAGTTTTTTTTTCTTGATAGGAAAAACGAAGCCGCAATGCTTACAAGCGGTTGACGAGGCGGGCACAACGGCCCCGCAACCCGTTAAGCCGTTAACATCGCCGACCGTAGGATCGCACTCTTTTACAGGAGCCTCGCCTTTGCTTTTTTTGTATTCGTGAGTAAGGTTATATTTTCGCTCTTGCTCCCAGAACCCAAGCCGGTAAATATTCGCGCCCATGTCTATAATATTAAACTCGCCTTTGCCCTCCGAGGGCCGAGAACCACGGCCGCACATTTGCAGCCATAAGGGCACCGATTGAGTTGCACGGTTTACAATTACCGTTCTAATCGTTGGCTCGTCAAAGCCCGTAGTAAAGAGGTCACAATTGCAAAGAACTAAAAACAGACCCATGCGCCACTCCTTTAAAGTCATGGCCCTTTCCTTTTCAGTCATAGACCCGTCACAATGCCTTGCGCTAACTCCGGCCGCCTCGAAAGCTTGCGCGGTCTTCTTGGAGTGCTCGACATTAATATTAAAGCAAATCGCTCGCTCGTTATAACTGAATTTTTTATACTGCTCAACTACTCCGGCATAAAGTGGCGCTTTGTTGAAAGCGTCAAACATGGCCTTTTTTTCAAAGTCGCCAAGCTTTGTTTTTACGTCTGACATGTCGGCCCCGCCAGACTTAGCGGCGAAGGTTATCGCCGGCACGAGAAACCCGTCAGCAATTAGCTCGCTAATAGTTACCGGCTCAATCATGGCCGTGTAATTGTCAGAGAGTTGTTTCATTCGGCCCGTTCGCATAGGTGTCGCGGTGGCCCCTATTACAAAGGTTCTTTTATAAGCGTCAAGAGCGAGCAACTTATCGAAAGTTTGTTTGTGCGCCTCGTCAATAATCAAGAGGTTTAAATCTAATTGTTGTCTGTTAATTAGAGTCTGAACGGTCGCAACAAAACACTTATTTTGATAGTTTACGCGGTTCTTGCCTCTAATAATCTGAGGGTTTAGCCCGTACATTTTCAACTTTTCGACCGCTTGCTCGAGTAGTTCTTTTCTATCGACAACGATCGCCGCCCTCGAGCCCATAGCTACGGCGTCCGAAGCAATAGAGGCAAAAGTGACAGTCTTGCCCGATCCTGTGGGCTTGCATAGCATTACACGCCTATGACCTTCGCGATATAATTGTCTCGAAAGGTCTTTGCTTTCTTGTTGGTATGGTCTTAGCTTCATTCGCCTATAAGTATTTTATGAATCATTAATAAAAGCCCGCAAATTTCTCTCTTTAGTCTGAGGCCCGAAAGATTTAACTCGAGCAAAGCGCCCGATAATGTCGGGCGGCTCTCTCGGTGTAGCCTTAGCGTCTCGCGGTCGTATGCGTCAAATATTGGCCTTTTCATGACAAATCAAAACCCGCTTGAGATTTAAGATTGTGGCGCCACTCTGGACTTATGACTTCAAGCTTTTGAGCCTCCCTAATTTTGCTAAATTTCGGTTTACTAACCCTAACGAATCGCTCAGAGTTCTCGGTTCCTATATGAAAAGAGTCGGGTCGGCCGCTCTCTATTGACTGTATAACGCGGCACCTTAACGGGGTGCCTAGTTTCAAAATTCGGCTTTCGCAATCGCTAAGAATAGCGAAAAAATACTCTTGTTTTCTGGTGATTTCTTGCATTGGTTAATTTATTTCGTAATTAGTTAGACTCATTTCTTTAATGAGCTTAAACCCGATAATTTCGTTATTTCTTATCTTTCCGAGCTTCTTTAGTGTACGGGCCGCAATTAATAAAGGTTTCGATTTGAGCTTCTTTTCTGCATCTTCTAAGCTTAGGCCCGCCGCAAGTGGTTAGGACTGTAGCCCGCTGAGTCTCTTTTGATAGTCCGACCTCGTAAGCGATCAAGATCTCAACAAAGTAAACCTTGCCCCTCATGGTGTCGGTACTATTACAAACCCCTTAATATC